TACATCATCTATATATTCTAATGTCAACCTCTTTAGATTATCATATTGATAATAATCATCTTCATATAACACCTTATCCAAACAACGTCGGTCTTTATTTTCGACTTGGCATGATATAGCGTCTAAAGATATACCATCTCTGATACGAACATTGAGACTCTCTATCGACGTGGGTATCTTACCAAGATTCTCTGATGTTATACCCTTTATGGTCAACGATTTTAATTTACAATTTTGTATACCTATCAATCTATGACAAAAATACCCTAATGTTAAATATTTTAAAGATGTTGGTAATACTGTGATATCAGATAACCGACGACCATTATCGATATATTCAAAATATTCCAAATTTTTTGGTAGGTTGGAGATGTATTGATAACTACAATTTTTTAATGTTAACTTTATAATGGTATCACTCTCTATAGATACTGTAAAAAATTGTTTGGTCTTGTTGAATAAATTTAGATGTGTTAATTTTTTACACTCTTTAAAGATGATTGGATCGACAAAATGATCTTCGACGACACATTTTAGTCTTTTTAAATTCGTTAAAAGAGTGATACTCTCTATATTTATAATCCTATCCACCATAAAATTTAATCTCTCTAAAGTTTTTAGTTTTATAATAGACTCTATATCGAACGTCATCGATATTATCGTGAGTCTTGTGATTTTGGTAAATGCATCGTCTATTCCACTAAATAGTACATAGCGAATGTTTGAGATAAATATATCGTCAACGTACTTGTAAGAATCATCATATCTTATCTCATCATCTTGTATCTCTACCTTTGATATCTCGTTATCTTTAACAAAGGTTTTTCTGTCAAATATTGTTTTGTCTCTCTTTATAACAAAATGTTGATTGGTAGCTCTCATCTTTTTTAATAGAGATCTTGTTGCGGATATTTTTGATCTCTTGCACATCAATCTCATATTACCAACATCCTTTGTATTGAGGTAATCATATATTGTGTTGATGATACGTTGACATGTTATTATGAATGTTAAACTATAGTCGTCGATTGGTTCCATCTTGAAATTTTTATATATTGTTATATAAATTTGTGGAACGTTGTTTTATAATTTAATTTTGTTGTGTTGTATCCTATAAAAACATAAAATGTTGTTTTGTAATTACTATTGATAGATTTTATCATCTATATGAGAATAATATCAACGTTCCCACGATTCCAAGAACTACACCAAAAACACCAAGAATTACGACACCAAAACATCCTGATTTTGCCCAAATTTTTGTAGGTGTTGCACACTTTACATTCACATCTTTGACATTCCCATAATGTTGATCGTACATCTTTTTTCTTAATTGATTAGAGATGTGCGCCGTTGTTATGATGTCGAGATCGACGCTTGTAGGAGTTTGATTCGATGTTATTATCGTTATATTTCTCTCTATATATCTATATCCAAGCATATCTTTCAAGAATGATACCACCAAATTCTTTACAAACTCATCATTACTCAGATTATATCTATCATTCACTAACGTAGGATCTCTCATAGATAGGTTGACACCTATTGAACTCTCTACCTCTGGCAACGTTATATTCAAAGATGTGAAATTTTTGAAGATATACTCGCCATCGCGTGTAAATATTTTATCGTTATTATCTTTTAGAAGAGACATGTCTCACCTTTATTTATATGTATATTCATCTAATTCAATATATAATTTTTATAAAGTGTGGTAGATGAATAAGTTTGTTACACCAATACACTTTTTTTGTGATGTGTACAAATGCAGTAAATTGATCTATCCTCTACATTCACTACATCCAATATTTTTTTCACAAATTATATTTTTATAATTTGCAAGTATTAATAAAAAAAATCTTTCCTATTATAAAATTTTATAAAGTGTGGTAGATGAATAAGTTCGTTACACCAATACACTTTTTTTGTGACGTGTACAAATGCAGTAAATTGATCTATCCTCTACATTCACTACATCCAATATTTTTTCGCAAATTATATTTTATAATTTACAAGTATTAATAAAAAAAAATCTTTCCTATTATTAAATTTTATAAAGTGTAGTAGATGAATCAATTTGCTACATTATGATAATTTCATAAAATGTGATTACACTGTTGTATAAATTACACTAACATTCATAATAATTCACTATTTATATTTTACAATAAATTACACTACTATTACATTATGGTAAACTATGAGTTTACATGCATCCTCAATATATGTTTGTTTGTTTGTCGATGTACATCTATATTTGATTCTTTTATAGAGATACCACATTCACATTCAACTATCTTATAATCTTGTCTTTCATTTACTCTATATAATTTTTCCTTCATCTTATCTTTATCAACTATACTCTTGTTTAATTTTAAAATTTCTATGGAATGTTTTTGACTTTTTTTGTGTTTGCTCATGTTTGATCTAGAGACATACATCTGACATATCTCACATAGTATCTTTTCGTTAGCCAATTCTATTAATTGACTCCTATTTTTTTCATAATAACTTTTATTATGAGATATGATCTCTTGCGTCATGGTTAAACTTATATTTTGTGTAATATGACTAAATTATTAATTTTAAATTTTAGTGCTTTTCGCAAAATAAACTTTATAACTTAGATATTATCTTTTATATAATAATTTAGTTTATTTTGTAAAAGAAACTTTTTAATTAAGGTATTATATTATCATCATGATAAAAATTAGTAATTTTATGAGTAAACATATAAAATTTTTCGAAGATGAAGATATACAATGTGAAAAAAATGATATGTATTTGGATTACAAGATTGATAAGGATGGTAATAGAGTTTTGAAGCAGATCGATGGAAAATATATAAAGATTGACAAACACAATCCCTTATATAAAAAAGAGAATAATTATATTTATAGTTTTGGGTATAATTCTACTATCATACATACTGGAGAATATTATAGATTGATTGGTATAAATATAGATAACAAGGATGATAATATTCAAAAATTACAGAAAATGGACAGAATAAGCAATGGTTTAAAAACTTTAAATACGACAACCATTAGCGTTGGTGTTCATTTTTATTTTATGGTGACCGATGATCATATACCAAATTTAAAAGATGTTACGTCTATTAATATTGAGGTTTTGGGCATATCCATGGATATAAAATATAATGGTCAATTTTTATGTGGACCTACTGTTATATACAATGATGGGAAAACCTATAGTTGCAAAGTAAACGAAGGTAGTGTAAAGTATGGGATATCCATATTACCTGACGTCATATACAATGAAATTTTAAATTATAAGGCCAAAATAAAAAATTCAAACATTTTTAACAATTTAATAGGTTCTAATCCTAACACAGATTATGAAAACTTAGATGATACCAATATTGATTCTATGATATTATCAGTGCAGATGATAATAGGTTTTTTACAAAGTATGAAAAACAAGAGACCAAGACGAAGAAATACACAACGTATTAAAAAAGTATCTGATAAGATCAAGAAAGAGATAGAATTAAAAAATTCTGTACAACGTTATATTTTTGATCGTTTGGATTTGAATGATAATGGTGACGGCATTATAAATGGTGTAAATTTGGCAGAAAAATATATAGAATGGTCAGACAATAATGATTCAACATTGACATATTCAAAGATATATGATGCATTTGTAAAATGTCACATAAAACCAACACATAAACAAAGAATAAAATATTTTGTTGGTGTTGCATTTAAAGACAAAAAAGATTACATTCAAAAAAAGAAGTAGATTATTCAATTATATTTATCCAATATAATTATAAAAAATGTTAACGTTAAAGTATTATTACTTGTTATGAACGACAAATGACAACAAAGATTCTTTTATTTTATGTCCTTGTTCTAACGGCACCACATAACCGACGTAGATCTTGTCAGCTAATTTTAACGACGTCTTTCTAAATCCCTCTTTTATTAATTGATCGGCGTTGATAGAGGCACCCTTTCCTATGGCGGCGACGTGTGTCTTTAAATACACTATATGGATAGCACCATCATCATAATTTCTATTGTTCTTCTCGACGTGTGTGATATTTTTCTTTTTTTCGTACTTTAGTGGTGTCATCATTCCTCTCTCATTCTTATCTAGTTTGGTGACGGGTGTCTCCGATTCTTGATCTACTTCGTTTGAATCTGCATCATTCTCGTCAACAGACAGATTATCCTCTATAAAATCGATATCCTTAAATTTTAACAACGAGGTTATTTGTTTTAATTTCTCCTTTGCAAAAAAGTATCCAGGGTAACTATTACCTCTATAATCTAACGATCTATTATAACCTGTCACATTTTTTGTTCTAGTGATGTGTATGATATCGTCCTTAATGGGAGACAGAACATCGTATGGTCCTATGATGATATGACTCTTTGACGTGGCTGCGCTTTTAGCCCTATTCGCCTTCGTTATATAGTTGAGACCTATAATGACCCTCTCTAGTTTACCCTTCTTTTTCTTCTCTACGTCCTTCTTTTTCTTAATATCTTCCTTGTCGGGACTCGCTCCCCTCAATAATGGTGATACTTTTTTATCCTCTTTTTTCTTCTCGGTCTTCGACAACGTATCCTCTTTATCTACTACTGTATACTCTATAGAGTTGTCTACCAACAATCTCTTTATATCATCGATCTTATCCTTTGGGTAGAAGAATCCACCAATCTTTTTTCCATCATACGTTAAGCTCTTACTATATCCAGAGACCTTATCGGATCTTCTCGTTATAGCGAGTATCTCATTTCGTATCTTGAATAGAGACTTGCTTTGATCTACTAGAGCATGAGATTTAGCGGTATAATTTAATATGATCACTACACCACCACCCTTACCCTTACTCTTACCGGTACTGGTACTCTTCTTCTTGGTCTCACCCTCGTCGATGATTACTAGAGAGTTGTCGTTCTTTGATTTCTTATCCTTTATGATCTCATAATTATACGTTCCCTTATTAAGATAAGACAAGACCTTGTCGAGCTTTGTCCTTGGAAACTCTGTGATGTTAAAGGTCTCATCACCGATATCTGCCTTGGCGTTTCCGAAACCGACAAAGAATTGTCTATTCTCACCCCTCTTTATATCCTCTATCAACCCCTTTCTGCCATTGCCAAGCATCATGGATAGATTCTCTCTATATTTTTCATATACCTTGACGTATCCCTTGTCTTCTACTTTTTGTATTTTTTGTACTCTAGGTGTTGCAATCTTTATCTCACTCTCATCACTCTCTCCCTCTTCCTCCTCCGAGATTACCAACGGTACCTTGATTTTGGGAGTCTTTGTCATTTTCGCCTTACTCTTTTTAACGGGGGTCTTTTTCGTCGATGTTGATCTTTTACTCTTACTGGTAGAGGTACCTTTACTCTTACTCTTTCCTCTCTTTGTAGCGGAGCCTTTTTTCTTTATAACGGCGGGAGAGTCTGAATCTACCAACAACACGGGTGATTTAAAGTAATCCCAATCCTCATCCGTAGTATCGACGGCCCATGTAAATTTCTCCAGCAACTTTTTCGGGTATAATTTTGTCAAGGGTATCTCGTTGTACTTTGCCCACGCTATGGCTATTCTAGGATCGATATAGTTGGTCTTGCTAGTGATACATGCAACGTCGAGATTTTTCTCTCTCTCATCGATAGTATCCTTTAACTTATCGATCTTTGTCTTTAACTTTGTATACTCCTTTGATTTTTTGTCCTTAATCTTTTTTAGATCTCTCTCAAATCCTTTTAACTCTTCTCTCTTTTTATCTATACCGACCTTTGTCTTTGCCGATGCTTTACGTTGATGGTTGCATAGTTTTGCCACACCACGATTGGCATCTTTTTCCAACTTTATCTTTTCGTTAGCGTCAAGTTTCTTTGGTATATCGTTGAGAAGTTCATAGTATTTTGTAGAGGCTCTAAAAGTTCTGAAGACTTTGGCAGTCAACCCCTTCATAAATCCTCTTAGATACTCGTTGATATCATCGGCGTCAACGTTATCAAATAGTAGATCACTAGGTTTTTTTCCCTTTCTGAATCTTACCATATTTTTATAAGCGTCAGGATTCATCTCAATAGGTGCAAAGAATCTTATAGAATCCTTTCCTAAAAAGTCAAAGATCACCGTCTTACCATCGGCTTGTGGGTCAACGTTACTAACTTTCAACGT